TAGGGCCTTCGAAAAATATTCGCGACCCTCTGCCATGTGCTTGCTGTTGTGATGCCCATACGTGGCAGACTTGTTGATGGTCGAATACTGTTTTCATAATTGCGCCCCCTTGTGTTGGTGGTTAGGCTCGTTTCCCGTCTTCGGTGAATTCGTACTCGTTGGCTCGGATGTCCTCTTCCATTGCTTCACGCGATTGCAGATAGTCCGCCTCTTTGTCGAGGATTGAGAAATATTCTTCGCACAGTGCTTCTGTGTATTCCTCCTCTAATTCTTCGAGGGTGTTTTCGTCTTTCACTCCTCGCATTGCGCCTTGAAAGCGTTTGGCTAGGGTGTACGTGTCACAGGCTTTGCCGTGGTCTTTTAGTATCGAGTTTATTGAATCTTTCATTGGCACAATCAAATGTCCTTTGATGTGCTTTCGGCCTCCTAGGTCAAATTCAGTAATCTTTAATCCTGCGCGTTCTGCGTCTTCGAATGTAGAATCCCACCATTCGTAGTCGAGCGCGCCTTGCGCGTACCAGTCGAGCGCGCGTTCTTTGGCGCGTTCGTTTAGTTCGTCGTATTGGTAGACTTTTGTTTCTTTGATCCTCATTAGAAGTTACCTCCGTGTAATTCCCAAACCCATTCTTGGTTGCTGACTTCTGCTATTTCGTAAACCACCGCCCCACTCTTTTGGATGATTCGCGCTAGTTTTGCCCCTGCCATTTTCGGTGTTCTTGCTGCGACAGACTGGAACCATAAGTGTGAACCTTGGCAGCATTCACGCTGCACTGTTGCGACTAATTGAAAACGATGTGTTTTGTTTTTCATGCTTCCCTCCCTGTTATGACTTCGCACACAATCAACACCCCAGTTCCGAAGACATTGGCGAGGGCCCAGACTTGAATGAGGGCCCAGAAGATCATTTGTTGGTCAGTGGTCATGATGTTTGCTCCCTCCTCTAGTACAATTTCACTTTGTCTAATTGTTTCGCGTTATATTCCCAGCTAGAGGCTAGTTCCTCATCTTGCCAGTTGGTCCGCACGTGCTCTGCTTTGGCGTGGCATATATCAGTCAGCACATTCAAAATTATCCCTAGGCTATGTTTATCAAGTAGTCTTTCGAGTTCGTTTTCTAGTTCGTTCATGCTGTTTTCCTCCTCTTGTTTTCTCTCCGTTCGTTGATTGCAACCTGCGCGTAATACAAGGCGCGTTCTTTTGACCCTAATGGTGGACCCCAAATTTCTTTCTTGCCATTGTCATGCTTGATTGCTGGCTGATACGTTTCGCCTTCTTTTGTATAGGTGGGTTTCATATTTCAACCTCTTCCGCTGGCTCTAAACAATCGTCAGTGCATCCGACGCCCGAGTCCGTGAAGTCTTCGCCTTCGTATTCTGGGAATGTGGGAGTGAATAACGCAGCAATGAGGAACCAGGGGAGAATACACTTAATAGTTTTTCTCCCTGTTGCCTTGCGGTGGTTTTCACGCACACACTTTCCACACACTACGCCTAGAAAAATCTCCGCTCCTAATTCTTTCCCGCATTGCAAGCACTTTGTTTTGAGTATGTCTCCCATGTGTTTCCTCCTGGTTAGTGGTGAATTGCCCTGTCAAGGTGAAAGATAGCATTTGTTACGATAAACGCAAGAATTTTAATGGAGCATTTTTGTACACCGTTGCACAAAAGTGTGCATTTGCTGTACATTTCTGTACATGAAAGACCTGACCGCTAGCTTCTCATTCCCACCCGAGTTCTTAGAGCTTTACAATGTAGAGGCAGCATTCGCTTCGGCTCTTGCCGGTGGAACGCTGAAACAAATAGCAAGTGAAATGGGGATGCCTCTACGCTCATTCATGCGATTGCGTTTCAACAATGCCTCTTTCAAACAGGCATTGGATCACGCGCGTGAAGAGGGAAGAGAAGCGATACATGACGGCATTAGGTCCATTGTCGATGAGAATGCGCACCTCAGTCCTCAACTGGTGAAGATCAAGAGTGATAATGACATCTGGTTCTTGAAGACATCGGACCCCGTGAAATACGGCGACCGTGTATTGGTTCAGAAGGAAGACATCAATCTGAAAGACGCACTCTCACAAGCTCGAACCCGCGTCATTGAACACACCCCAAAAGAGTCAAATAACCCCTTCGAAGATACCTAGGCATACAACCTGTAGTGTTATCCACAGGTGATAATTCGTGAGTGTAAGGATATCAATGACTTACATGACCGATAAGAGGTATTATGTAAACTCTTAACTTGCTAGCATTGATAGCATTTCAAGCTAGGAGTCCCAAAAATAGACCGGGGTGGCGGGTGGGGTGGGGTCGGATTCGGCCGGCCGATCGTAGCCACGCGGTACCTTTGCACTAGCTAGGTATTATTTTCTAGTTATTTTTTATTTTTTGAAAAATGATATACAATCGCAGCTTGATGGTTTTCTAGCTCTGCTTTCCATATCAAAAAAGCCGAGCAAACCAACCGATGGCGCAATCATCCACACGCCGAGAAGACGAAGAAGCCCTCATCCGTGATCTCCATTCTCCGGAGATCCGCGATAATCCCTACAATTTTGTGATGTATGCGTACCCCTGGGGCGTGCCAGGTACCCCGCTCGAGCATTACCCCGGCCCCCGGACGTGGCAGAAACAAGACCTACGGGAAATTGCCGAGCATATCCAAAAACAGAAAAACGCGATCGACTTAAAAATACACCCGAGCATGTGGCAAAAGGCCACCGCATCCGGCCGTGGTCCTGGCAAATCTGCCTTAGTCTCCTGGCTCGTAGACTGGATGATGACGACGCGCATCGGGTCCACCACGATCGTGACCGCGAACACCGAGACGCAGTTAAAATCGAGAACCTTTGCGGAAATCGGGAAGTGGACATCCTTGCTCATCAACGCCCACTGGTTCGAAACGACCGTCCTGGCGATGCGTCCCGCGCCCTGGTTTGCCGAATTGGTCAAAAAGCAACTCAAGATCGATACGCAGTATTACTATGCCCAAGGCCAACTCTGGTCAGAGGAGAACCCCGATGCCTTTGCTGGAGTCCATAATCCGTTGGGTGTGCAAGTCATCATGGATGAAGCCAGTGGTATCCCAAATAAGATATTTGCGGTTACCGAAGGGTTCTTCACTGAACCCGTCCTCGATCGGTATTGGCACGTCTTCTCCAATCCGCGTCGTAACTCTGGGGGATTCTTCGATTGTTTTCATACCGGCAAAGAGTTCTGGCGACGTCGGCAATTAGACTCGAGAACCGTCGAAGGCGTGGATCTCAGGCAGTTTGAGAAGATGATCGCGCAGTACGGGATCGATTCAGACACGGTGCGCGTGGAAGTGCTCGGGCAGTTTCCCAAGCAAGGCAATCGGCAATTCATCCCAAACGGAGTGGCTCATGCGGCACAAGAGAGAGTCGTCACTGAAGACCTCAACGCCCCGCTTATCCTGGGTGTGGATATTGCGAGGTATGGCGACGATAAAACCGTCTTTCGTTTTCGGAGAGGACGGGACGCGCGCAGTATTGCGCCCATCAAATTTGTGGAACGCGACAATATGTTTGTCGCGAATAAGTTGGCTGAAGTGATTGCCCACTACAACCCGGACGCGGTGAATATCGACGCCGGCAACGGAACGGGGGTGATTGATCGTGTCAGAGAACTTGGATTCAAAGTCAACGAAGTCTGGTTCGGTAGCGGTGCTGAGAGTAAGGAATGGGCAAATAAAAGAACTGAGATGTGGGCCAATCTTCGCGATTGGCTCGGGGGTGGCTGCATTGACGCTGATCCCGATCTGTTTCGAGATTTGGTATCGCCCGAATACGACTACTTTGGCAAGGCTTCTGACGCGGTTATGCTGGAAGCCAAGGAGTCTCTTAAAGATCGAGGGTACCCTTCGCCTGATGACGGAGACGCTCTCGCCCTCACCTTTGCGACCCGAGTGGCCCGGAGAGATTTGAGTGCCTCCAAGACTCGGAATCGTGGTCGCATCGCTCGGGATGTTGACTACGACCTCTTTTCCAGGTAAACTTCCCGCCACTGTGTCAACTAGGTGAAACCCTTGGAACCACCTAGGCGACGTTCCGAAGAGACTAGGGGTGGCGTTGCCGAAAGGCCGCACCCCTAGGGCTTCCCCTGAGCGAAGCGAAGGATGGTACTCATGGGCGCGATGGAAGCTCCTGATCCTTCTCAGAAACCCATCAACGGGATTTACCTCAAAGGCGATTCCCCAGAAGAACGGGCCGAAGCGGAACAGGTGGCCCAGCAAACGGCCCTCGAAGCCAACTTCGACGAGATGCGCGTACGCGAGCGGGCCGGCGTCGTGGGCTCGTGGATCCAAACCCTGTTAGGCGGGGCCGGGGTCCGACGCAAGACGCCCGCACCACGGGCCAGTGACTACCTCTTGGGCGAAGAACAAGAATCCCGACTGGGAGCACTCAGCTAATGGGCGCGATGTTTGGAGGGGGCCCGTCTCCCACGCCACCGCCCACGGCGCCGAAGATTTCTGATGAAGAGGTGGCCGCAGCCGCCGACAAGAAACGCCGAGACGCCGCGTACCGCCAGGGACGTGCGGCCACGTTTCTGACCGATCCCCAGGCTCAACGCAAAGCGCAAGCCAATTCCCAGATGTATCTCTCAGGAGTGTAGCGGGGGTCAGCACGGAGGGGAGAGCCGGATGCAGGACCAAAAGAATGCAACCCCCGCTCTGTAATGAAATGGGCAATTTTCAAAAAGCGATCCGCGATTCATGTATGCCCGGTCGACGATGACGGCGAGATCGATGAAGAGGACCACACGCTGACGATCGAATGCCGGTGCGATCCGGCGCCCGATGGGATGGAGAAGCTGACGAGTTGGCCCCTGGTGGTCCATAGGTACCGATAGATGCCGAAAAAAGATTCTGACGAAAACGCACTGAAGGTGATCAAGGAACAAGAGTCGGCCGCGCAGTTGCGTGGGCACCTCGAGTCCAACTGGGAACAGATCGCCCTTCGCGTGCTTCCAAATTACGCCAACCAGTTTGGCAATCAGAATCGCGCCAGCCTCACCAAAGGCGAACAGAACACCCACGAGATGGTGGACTCTACCGCCGCTCTTGCTCTGACTCGTTTTGCGGCTGCGATGGAATCGATGCTGACGCCCCGCAATTCGACGTGGCATCAAGCGATTCCGAGTGACGAGTACCTCCTCAAAGACCGCGCCACCCGACTCTGGTTCGACGACTTGACGAAAGCCTTGTTCCGCTACCGATACGCCCCCAAAGCCAACTTCGCGAGTCAAAAACACGAAGACTACATGATGCTGGGCGCGTTCGGTACCGGTTCGATCTACACCGATCAACTCCAAGGGATGAACGGGGAGAAAGGCTTACGCTATGCGGCCTGTCACCTTGGGCAGATGTACTTCTTTGAGAACCACCAGGGGATCATCGACCGGCAATATCGTCGATTCCCCTTCACCACCGAACAAGCGGTCGAGCGATTCGGACTCGACCATTTACCCGAGGTGTTCAGTGCCGAAATCACAAAGCCCGACGCGCACACGAAAGAACATTGGTTCATCCATAAAGTCGCTCCTCGAGACGCCGCAAAATATGACCCTGATCGGCTCGATTACGACGGAATGGAATTCTATTCATGTTACGTGTCACTTACCGGGAAATGTACCGTTGAAGAGGGGGGATACCATACAAATCCGTATTCCATTTCTCGGTACGTCACCACGCCTGGGGAAACTTACGGCCGTTCTCCTGCGATGTTCGCGCTCCCAAGCATCAAGACGTTGAACGAAATGAAAAAGACGGTGCTGAAACAAGGGCACCGCACCGTCGATCCCGTCCTCCTCGCCCACGACGACGGCATTGTCGACACGTTCTCGATGCGTCCAGGGGCCATCAACGCGGGCGGTGTGAACGCAGAGGGCAAGCCGATGGTACACACGCTGCCCACAGGAAACATTGCCATTGGCGACAAGCTCATGGCGATCGAGCAACACGTCATCAACGACTGGTTCCTCGTGACCCTCTTCCAGATTCTTGTTGAGTCCCCACAGATGACCGCGACCGAAGTCATTGAACGCGCCCGAGAGAAGGGTGCCCTCCTCTCTCCGACAATGGGCCGTCAGCAAAGTGAATCGCTCGGCCCCATGATCGATCGCGAAATTGATTTACTCGTCAGACAACGACTCGTCCCACCAATGCCCCCCGCTCTCCTTGAGGCCAAAGGGGAATATACGGTGCGGTACGATTCGCCCTTGTCCCGCATGGCAAGGGCCGAACATGCAGCCGGGTTTTTGCGGACGATGGAATACTGTACGAACTATGTCCAGTTGACGGGTGACCCCACGCCGCTCGATAACTTCGATATGGACACCGCAGTCCCCGAGTTGGCCGATATTCAAGCGGTGCCGACGAAGTGGATGGCGAGCCCAGCCAAGATTGCGGAGAAGCGCAAGCAACGGGCCCAAGCCGCACAGCAACAGGCGATGGCTGAGATGGCGCCCGCCGCGTCTGCCGTCATGAAAACTGTGCTCCCCAAGCCTAAATGAGTGCCGTCGAATCCGTGGTCAACTGGTACGAAAAAGCCCGTGGCTTTCTCAAACTTCGTCAACTGGCCTATCTCCGGGCCCTCGATCCCAAGACGGAATCTGGCCGTATGGTCCTCGAAGACCTGGCAAAATTTTGTCGCGCGAACGAGTCGACGTATCTGCAGGATCCCCGGCTCTCGGACGTCCTCGTGGGCCGGCGCGAAGTGTGGTTACGGATCCAAGAACACTTGCGATTAAGCGAAGACCAACTCTGGGCCATCTATGGCAACAAGCAACTCCCAACCAACCAAGGAGAGTAAACGATGTTCGTTCACAAAGGGCTTTTTCGCAATGCAGACGGCGGTGGGGCGGGCGCTGGGAGTGGCGGCGCAGCTTCTCCTGGTAGTGGTAGCCCTCCTCCTGCTGCTGGTGGCGACGGTGCTGCAGCTACCGGCGTCACATTTCCGGCTGCGGGACAGGCGTGGGGCGACTCCCATTGGAAAGCCATTGGTTACGACGACAACGCGCTGGTCACGATCAAAGAACGTGGCTGGAAAACCCCGAATGATCAGTTTACGTCGTATCGGAATCTGGAAAAGCTGACCGGCGATTTGAACTCGGTGGTCAAGATTCCGAAGAGTGGCGATGCCAAAGAGTGGGAACCGATTTATGACAAGCTCGGCCGGCCGAAGACCCCGAATGATTACACGGTCAAGCTGCCCGAAGGCGACAAGGGCGAACTGGCGACCGCGTTCAAACCGATCTTCCACAAGGCGGGGCTGTCCCAGAATCAAGTGAACGTGATTAGCGAGGCGTGGAACGCGCATGTGAAAGGGCTGCAGGAGGCCCAGACGCAGCAACAGACCACGCGCAATGCTGAAGAACTGGCCGCGCTCAAGACCGCGTGGAAGGACAGCTATGACGAGAACCTTGAAGTGGTGAATCGGGCTGCGGAAGCACTGGGGCTCGAGGAAAAGGATCTCGACGTCTTCAAGAGTGGGCTCGGGCCAAAGCGCACGCTGGAACTCTTGCACAAGATCGGGTCCAAGGTGGCGATCGAGGACGGCAAGCCGGCCGGATTCAAGTCCCAAGGTGGCAACGGATTCAAGGGAATGTCGGCGGAAAGTGCCAAAGCCGCGCTCGAGGAACTTCGTGCGAGCCGGGAACACGCGCAGATGTTCGACAGCCCGGATCCACAAGTGCGCCAGCAAGCGCGTGAGAAGGTTCGGCAGTTGGAAGTGATCGCCTATCCTGGGAGCATGGCGTTATGAGCAACAGCAATTTCGGCATGATGATGGGATTGACGCTCCCCAACGGGCAGCGGGTTGAGGCGCATCTGGCGATGTGGATTATTGCGGTCATCAAAGTGATGGGGCCGGATAAGTTCGCGCAAGTCGGGTCGATGGTGGCGCAGTTGAACGCGACCCAACAGACGGTCCCGATCGTCGGTGGGCAGCAAAAACTTTCTGTCTGATGTCAACTAGGAAATCCCCTTGACACGATAATCTAAGGAGAGTAACCTAGAGTCAAGTTTTCCCATCGGGAACCTCCACACCGGAGGCCGAACAGTCGGTCACCGGGCCCTGCGAGCGGCAGGAAAGCCCTAGTCATAAACCCTTTTGCGGTTTCTGAAAGAGGCTTTCTATGTCGATCAACATCCCCAACCATTACACGATTTCGTTCAGTTCCAACATCCAGTTGTTGC